GTTTGAGGGGCAACAATGGAGAAGCCCGCTGTATGACCTGACCCGGTCACACTAATCGTAGGATTAGGATCAGTGATCGGGGCACCCCAATTCACAAAGAGACTCACCAAATATTGACCAGGGGGAAAATTCGGTAAGGAAATGTGATTTGTGGCGTCATTGACGGTATTCTTAAATGAACGGCCGAAAGTTTCAACGAAGAAAGGTGTGGCAAAGACATTCGTCGCATTGTTAGTGGACGTAGTCGAGGCTACATTAATTCCTGAGTTAAAGGGGAGAGAGATGGGGACAATAGGGTTTGACATAGTAATGTCATATGTCACCCAAAGCTGACCAATAACCACACTGGCGGCTTGAAAGCCGTCAGTCGCGATGAAAAATTCGCCGAGATCAAAGAGAGTATCGAAGCCGGTGTTAAGAACGAGTCCGCCAGCGTTAGCGACATTAGCGTTGCGAATAAGCAACATGTCAGCCTGACGCTTAGCGGGAACACATTCAACACCAGCCGCGGCGCACTCATAGGGAGCGAAAGCGACGGAGTTAGTATATCCATGGATTTGGATCAAATTTGATGGATCCGACGCATAAGGATTATACTGAGTTGCCATCGTAACGGAACCTAGGGAAGTATCTCCCGAGGAAACAGACATCCCAGAGGTTGGAATATACTCGAAGATCATAGACCTAGGTTTATAAGATTCATAGTTATTCGCCAACCCAGAGAGCCAGGGAAAAGAATCCACAAGTCCCGGATTTATACGGAACTTCTGGATCTTAAATGCCCTAGCCGTGGCAGAGGTCGTAATTTCGCCCAGGCATTCCCGGCGGCGAAAGGTGGAGTTCGAGGGCCCGAAGGACGGGGATGATTGCATCCCACCTCGGATGAGGCTATTAGTTTTATAATCGCCTGATCCGAAGACGTTCTTCATTCCTCGAGAAATAAGGCCAAGGCCAGAGGCCTTTGCTTCATTCTTCGCAGCACGGAGTGCTTCGCGAGCGATCCCTTTGACGAGGGGACCCAGCTCCTTTTTAGCGTTTTTTAAGCCACGCTTGACAGCTTTCTTAATGCCTTTAGGCATCGTATTTGTTCTGTGGGGGAGGCCCGGAACAATACAGGGACTGTTCATCCAGGGAGAGATAGGTGCCGTGCAGTCTCTAGACGATTTGGTTCGTACGGTTAGATTAAGGCAATTACGCCACCGTTTTGGACCTCATCTTGAAAGGATGCTCCCTGGACCCCCTAGTCCAATCAGTAGCCGTAGGCGCCGGGACGAAAAGCATTAGGAGTGGCTAAATCGTGTCGACG